AGTTTGCTTGTTGTGAAGCAGATAAAGTGTACATATATTTCCACTTATATCCATCGGCAGTTGTTAAAATAGATGTTGAAGTACCTGTAGGTTCTACAGTTGAATTTGCACCTGAATTGTTATCTAAACATTTGTAAACATTTCTAGCTGCTGTTAATACATAAAAGTTTGCATCAAATAAATTTGAAGCACCTGTATTTGAAGTTTGTGCTGTTGTAGTACCTGTAATTCTTTTACCGTAATCGTGTCTGTAATAGTCGTAAACTGTACCTGTTGTCCAGTTAATTCTTGGTGTAACAAACTCTACATCTGAACTAGTAATCTTTTTGACTGCCAGTAAGTCATCATAAGTTAATGTTTGAGTATCTACACAATCTACAGGTGTTACAGGATTTGAATCTGTACCTTGGTTTTCTGTTCTACTATCGGCTCTTGTTTGTGTGGCAAACGCTTGTGGTCTACCAATTCCAAGATAGTAAACATTAGGAGATGCTTCAGAAAAGGACTCCTGAAACTGCTCTGAGTTGTGAATTCTAAATTTATCTGTTATAATTGCTGGCATAGTTTTCTATTTCTTCCTTACTCAATATTTATACAAGTTTTCATTATGGTTTTGTAGGCCATGTTACATTGTTTACATCATCTACCGTTGATAGGCCAGATGTAATATCCCTTAAACTTTGTCTATAAGTAGTCATTTCAGTTGACATTATTACATCTGAGTTTCCGTAAAAATCTGTTTCTGCAAGTAATCTGTTTCTTTTTGCTCTTAATTCATCAATTGCTCTATCAAAAGCTCCGTTTGCCCAAGCAGTTTCCTCTGCATCTCTGGCCGCCTCTTCTTCAGCTGTTAATTGAACTGAAACTCCATCTACTAATTTAAATCTTGGCATTTATTCTTCCTTTTTTACTATTTATAATCACAATTAGGTACTATACATTAAAATTTGTCCAGCGTCTATATTTCCACTTGACATTTTAAATCTTATATTTGTTAAATCATTTGTATCATTAAAATAACCACCAATAAAAGAATCCATAGAATAATCCGCTTCGTGGTTATTTTGTGTTCTTGCAATGTATTGCTTAACAAAGGTTGTACTGGACGGCTCAAAAATGTGTAAAAAACCACAACAACTATGGTCATTATCACTTGACATTTTATCCTCTCTTACTAACTCAACTTCGTTTGTAGTTTGAGCGCTATCGCCTGTAGCCTCATAATTAAGAGCTGCGCCTGAATCACTTTCATTGTGATAAGCATTAAAGTAAGTATTTGTGTGTGTTACGCCATATGATGAACCACCATCTGTTGAAACCTGAAAAGTAAATTTTACTGCGTTTGTTTGAGGATGTATATTTACAAAATAAAACATATACTCTTTTTCTGTTCCTAAAGTAAATGAAATACTAGAGGATGATGAAGCTGTAGATGATGATACAAGTTTAAACACTCCACCAAAACTTGAACTCATAGCTCCATTATCAAAAATTGTTGTGCCGTTAGATATTAGTCCCATTAGTCATTTACTCCAAATAATTTTATAACGCCAGATTCTATATTTCCGCTACTAAATTTAAAATCAATAGCGTTGATGGCTGTGGTGGTATTAGCATACCCTCCTGTGTGGTCATCAGCGGTATAATTAGCAGCATTAGCTCTATTAACACGAATAGTATAATGTTTAACAAATGTGGTACTAGAAGGACGATATAAATTCATATAACCAGAAAATGCTTGGTCTCCATCAGCACCTATTGATTGTGTAAATATTGCGTAACCTGTATCGCCACCATACGATAGTCCTGAATCATAAGCCACGGCTGTTGCTGTATCACCTTCATCATGGTAAGCTCTAAAATGACTTTGAACTTTATTAACATTATAATTACTACCATTATCTGTACTAAAATTAAATAAAAAATTTTGACTATCAGTTGCAGGATGTATGTTATAAAATCTAATTTGATATGAGTCATAAGTAGAAGTTAAAACGGATGATGTAAATGATAATGATGATGAACTAGAAGCTGTTGCTGTCGATAATAAAACTAATTTACCAGTTGCAACACCACTATCTAAAGTGCCGGCGTCAATTAAAGTTGTCCCATTTGAAATAACTGCCATTTAACTACCTTTAATACCATACATTTTAATTGTACCTGAACAATTTTGAGCAAGAGCGTCAAATCTAACTGCGTCTATGGCTGTTGTTATGTTACAATACCCAGCTACATAACAAGTATTAGAACCTGGATGTTCACTATGAGAGTGTATGTGACTCATAAAATGTTTTGCATAAGTTGAGCTGGAAGGATTGAAAAGATAAATTTCACCTGCCATTCCTCCGTCAGTCCCCGTATGAATGCCTCCTTTATCAATTGTTCCTATGTAAGCTCTACTACTTGAAGCTGCTATATCATATGATGTTGAGTATCTAAAATTTGAGGAAGGAGCCTCACCACCAGTTTCTTCTTCAGTACAAGCAAAAGCTGTAGTTGTTTTTGATGTACCATCATTAAAAGTAGACCCACCATTTGTTGAAAAACTTATACCACAATTAGCACCACTTTGAGAGCGAAAATTTGTAACTTCAAATTTGTAAATAGGATATGTACTATCAATGTTGCTTGTTATATCTATACTTGATACATCACTGCCTGTATGAGTTGATATGTAAGTTAATCCACCTAGTGAAACACTAAAAGCACCGTTGTCTAAAATTGTTGTGCCGTTGGAGATAAAAGGCATTTTAAATCTCCTCTAATTTAAACTTATATTTCTTGCCAGAATTGTTGTTAATTAGGAATAAGTTTTCGTCACCCTCTTGGATAGTCCAGTTACCTTTTGTACCGTCAACACTATTACCTTGTTCTTTGGCCTCATTAGATAAATTTAAATCTCCTGTATAGATGTTTGCCCATACATTACCTGAAGCACCTAAATCATAGGTATCATTTGCGCCTGGTAAAACATGACCTGTAACCGTAATACCATTTGTTGTGGTTTCAAATTTTTTAGAGTTGTCATAGTACAAATCAACAGAATCATTTTTATTAAAAACAGCCATTGGTTCATTATCAGTTACATTGTAAATATGAACTGAAGAACTTCCTCTAATATATAATTCGCCTGTTCCCACATCTTGTAAATATGAATTTGTGCCATCATGGAAAATTTCTAGGTCTTGAGAATCACCAAGTCTAACTTTATCACTATCACCTAAAACAATATTATTTCCATCAAGAGATAAATTTTCAGTAATTCTAGGATTTTCACTACCTAAAACTGATACAACACCACCCATATTTGCATGTGAAGAACATTGATAGTGTAAAGTTGAAGGTGTTGCTTTTGTAATTGTAATTTGTGTATAAGCACCTGAACTACCTGGTGTACCAGCAGTTGTTACATTTGTTGTATATTCGGCATTTTTGCCTGCTGTGTCATAAAATCTTAATGGGTGACCTGAGTTTGAACTATCTGCTTGGTCAAATTTCCAAACACCTGGAGCTAAATCTAAATGAGCACCTTCATGTCCATCAATTAAATAACCACTTGAAGAACCATCACCAAATGCGACATGTTCACTTGTTTTAGTTGCAACTGTAACTGTTAATGTTTGTGTTACTGTTGCGTCTGGTGAACGGTGACCAATATAACCTACATCTGCTACATGAGCACCTGCTTGGTCTAAATCTGTACCACCTGAAAATCCTGAACTTTGAGCAGCAACATTAAATCTACCTTGTGCTGAACTCCAAACTAAAACATTCCCGTCTGCAACACCTGAAATATTAACATTTGATAAATCACCTACTGAAGCATTTTCAGTTAGAATTTTTACCCAACCACCGTCATCAGCAACATAAGGTAAACTATCAGCAACATCCCACGCATACATTCCTTCATAAGTTGAAGCAGTTGGAAAATCACCATCTGTTGCAAAGTTAAATCTTATTTTGTTACCTGAACTTGTTAAGTCAATTGTTCCTGTTGCACCATCTAAATTTAAATTTGTAACAGTAGTTTGTGTGCCACCTAAACTAATTGCGTCATCACCTAAAGTAATTGATGAGTTTGCTAATGAACCATTTGCAATGTTTGTTAAAGTGTTATCAGGTCCGTTGATTGTTTTATTTGTAAGTGTGTCTGTAGATGTTTCAGTTACAATTGAACCATCTGTTGCAAAAGTAATTTCATTTCCTGAAATACTTGTTGTAATACCAGAACCACCAGTAAATAAAATGCCACCACCTAATGAGATTGTTTGTGCTGAACTATCATCACCTGTAATTGTAATTGATGAGTTAGCTAAATTTGCATTTGTTATACCAGCAGAGCCAGATAAATTTGTATTTGAAATATTTGTGACAGTATTATCAGGTGCATTTATAGTTTTGTTTGTTAATGTTTCTGAACCAGTTGTAGAAACTAAAGTTGCGTCTGAAACTGCTGTATTAAATTCTGCAAGTGTGCCTGTAATA